AGTTTCTCTATATTTACAGACGACACAACTGTTCACATTGGAGGAAGAGGATTAACAAACATAGAACAAAGCACAATTTATACATGGTCAGAAGATAACAGATGGCTAAAAGAACCTCCTACAACGAACAATTTAGTTGGAGCAGTTAAAAAGAACTTGTCTAAAACCTTACAAACATTTGTTCCTTATCAAGCTTCTAATGAAAACAAACAATTTGGTCTGAACCAAACGAATGATAGAAAATCTCCTTGGGGAGGAACTGATCAACAAGAGTGGACCGATACCGTTAACAGCCCTGTTAGTTTTACTGGTTTGCGTAGTGTGCCTGCTTGGACAAGTAGTCAAATTAGCAATGAGCGCGGCAAGGTATTGAATAATTGGGCGCATGATGTATATGGTACAGAGTACGGTTTATTTAAAGAATCTCTTAGCAGCACTTATGGAGAGATGTGGGTAAGAAAGCCCAACCAATTACTATCTCCGTCGTACGTCTGTTTATCCGCAATTTATTCTCCAGTTAAAGATCTTTCATTGAGTGTTTACAATGAGCTAACAGGTAACGGTATAAAGAACATAGAATGTTTTGGAGACACTCTTATGTTTGAAACCTCTGGTGCAATTGTTTTTGCTAAAGTAACATATGATTACGATGCAGATGAAATACAAAGCAGTTTAGACGACATCAAGTTTATAACAATTGCAAACGAACTTTCCGGACTAACAACAATTGCAAATCAAACATGGTACTTTCCAGAAAAAAACAAAATAATTTGTTCATTTACTAATTTATCATCGAGTCAAATACTTCCTGAACTATATGAACTAAACACAACAACCAATTCGTTAATAAGACAATTTCCGACAGATGAAAACGAAGAAGGGATGTTGACTCGTTCGTTGAGTTCTTTGTCAGTCAAAACCTTGCAACAAGGACTACTGACATACAATAAAAACCTACATCAATATTTACTAACAATTGCTGGCACTCAAACAAACAATACTCCGTTTATTGTGGACGTTTTAATTGATCAAAGGCAGTATTTCACAATAGCAGATATTAAAATTTATAAAACTTTTGCGTTAGCTTCTGCTCCGTATTTGATAAACTTTGAAACAGTAAACAACGTGAACGCTCTTAGTTCGTTTGCTGTAACGTTGAGCTCAACCGAAGTAGTAAATGAAATATTTATTGACAACGACTCTCTGAGCGCTTTTGTACTTGATGATTACAATATAAGAATTACAGGAACATTGGAATTATCGGGTTATCAGACTGTTATTTGCAAAGTTTCAAATTCAGCAGGCTCAAATCAATTTCCGTTAACGTTTAATTCAGCTAACGTTGACTTGTTTGACAAAATTCAAACAATAACAGGAAACAATTTAATCACAATTACAGGAAACTCTATAATTCCTATTCAACAATAATAAATATACTCATGGCAAATATTAAATTTCCAGATTTCGAATTAAAGCCCTCTTTAGATGATGGAGATTTCATCGTAGGATATAATTCAGACGGTACTTCAGAAATACGTTTTACAGTAAATGATCTCAAGAATTATCTAAGCGAATATTTTGCCCTTAAAACGGAAATTCCTCCAACTTCAACTCCAGTAGTTCCAACATCAACTCCTGTAGTTCCTACACCAACTCCTGTAATTCCGACCTCAACCCCGATTGAACCAACTACAACTCCAGTAGTTCCTACACCAACTCCAGCTGGCATAATTACGTTTGCGTTAGATAGTATCGAAGAGACATTCTTTCCAGGAGGAACTTCTCTTTGCGACGCAACTCAGATTTGGGCAGACGAAATAGTAAACCATCCTGACATGGACGTCGATGTGGAATTCTATATAACAAGCGGCTCTCAAAAGAGAAAAGCAATAGCTGTGACAGGCAATACTCCAACTGGAGACCCAGGATCGATTAGAGGAACATTTAACAGTGCCTGTGAGCCAATCTAATTAACTTGAAGGCTTAATAGGCCAAAGAATCTTGTTAGGATTAGTATATACTTGAGGTATTTGTCTTAGTACAGACCTGTATGTCAGCCAAGCGTTTTTATTTGCAAGAGCAGCATCAGGCAACGCAGCCCAGTCAGAATCCTTCAACAACTGATCTCTCTTGCTCCTTACTGATTCCCACGTTTGCGGAGCAACTGGTTCCGGTTCTTTTTGTAAAAGTTGAGCTGTATTATTTCTAATTTCTTCGAGCAAAAACTCATAGTAAGGATGCGTTTTATGTACAAAGTGCTCCCCTGTATCAATGCCGTTTTCAAGTTCGTAGTAAGTTTTCATATGAAAAATTCTGCATCAGCTGCCCAATTGTACACATAAGGTCGAGTAATAATACCGTTTCCTGTTGCTGTGTAAATTGTTCTCAAATGCGTGATTGAAGTGTCTTCGGACACAACGTGATTAGAAATGTTTGGCTCTCCGTTTGTTCCTGTGTTTTTCAGTATTACTGTACGGTTATCGGTTCTCATTAAAGGAGCAATGCGCTTAGTAACTTTAAATGGAATTTCAGTTTTGTTGCTAGGTTCAGCAATTCCTACTTGAGAGATTAAACTTGTTCCGTTTTCAAAGTAACGCTGACACAGCTGTAGTTCAACCGTGTATGGTCTCGGTTCAAATGTAGTTGGAATTGTTCCTTCCTCAAGTTGCACAGCAGTTATATCCAAATATCTGCCTTCGGTGCCAGGAATTTCGAAGACAAGCTGTGTAAACGACTCTCTCGCTACTTGTTCTAAATTTTGAATAAATGTGCCCCACGCTGCGGACATAATTGATCTTCTAATAGGAGGTACAGTAAATGTAACATTGTATCGCTGCCACGCTTCATTAATTTCAAACTCAGCTATTGGAGTGTCTTTATAATACGTGTTGTACTGAGGAAATGAAGCTTTGTAATATTGATTTAAATACAATGGAAGTTTACTCGATCCAGTATTATTAGATTTAGCATAAAAAGATAAAGTTACCGTTTTGCCTCCAAGCATCAAAACATTCTCAATACGATGCATGAGAGCTGTAGGCACAACCTGAACACCTGGAATTCCATTTGCTCTCTGATTCAACGCAATTCTGCCGTAAAAAGCAGGCCTTGACGGTATAGCTAATGTCTCATTTGTAGAAGCAATTTGTTTTACAAATGTGGCATATTGATCTCCGGATCCACCAGTTGTTGGCTTGCCTGCATAAAATGCCCATCTATCAGCTAAATAATTTGATTTAATACTGCTTCTATCGGTTGCGCTTAAGTCAGCAAAATGAGAGACTATTCCAGTCGTCGGATTGATTGTTGATCTATTAGCCCATTGCCAAACGTCAAAATTACCATTAATAACTTTGTTTTTAAACGACGTAGCCAATGCATCTAAACTCGCTTGAACAGTAGAAGAAATAATTACATCATGTGTACCAGTAACTATTTGCATTCCAGCTCCTGCTTTAAGCTTTCTGTATTCTAAAGTGTCACTGTCTGACTTTCCTTTGTATAGTTCTCCTTCTCCTATGCCAAATATGCTGTTTATTCCGTCCACAACCACTCCGGAAAGTTGGACGGAAACGTTTGTTGAGGAATTTTTGATTGCAATTCCGGGTCCTCCGCTAAGACTCTTAAAATTTAAAATTCCATTTGACGTTTTTACTCCTGTATAAAATCCTACGGAGTTAGTAGTTTGACCTAAATTATCTGCTCCAAGTACATCTCCTCTTCCCATAATAGGCGGAATGGCACTTATCGTTAAAACATTTGAACTTTCGTTAATTGTAATTCCAGGACCAGCACTAAGAGTGCGAAACACGAGATCAATTCCGTCTTTTGCCTTATATACAGGAGCTCCTGTGCCGACGTTTCTGCCTTCATTAACTTCTCCTCCACCAGATCCTTGAAGTGTTGCATCCAATCGGATTTCTTGTCCGTTGTCTGTGATTTGAATATTGTTGCCTTTTTTAAGAGTTTTAAACTGAATGGAATTTCCACTCTTTTGAGCAAATATTAATCCTTCTCCTTCTCCAATATTTTTTCCAGTTGTTGCCTCATTAACGCCAATAGTAATGTCTTGCGCTCTTTCTGTAATAACAACGTTGGGAGTCGAACTAAGCAATGACCTAAATAATAATCCATTTGCCTGCTTGTCTTTGAAGACGCTTGCTCCTTGTCCTATAGCAAGTCCTGTTGTCGTTTCATTAACACTAATGACAACATCATCTGTTCTGTTTTGGATGGAGACGTTTGGAGTTCCGTTAACTAACGATTTAAATAAAAGGCTGTTTCCTGTTACTGTTTTATATAAAGTGGCTCCTGTTCCTACGTTTTTTCCAGAGAGGTCCGCTAAAATAGTTATAGCAGAAGATCCGTCAGCTAGCCGTATGCCTGTTCCTCCCTTTAGAGACTTAAACGGCAACACTTGTCCTGTTCCTATGCCCGCAATACCTAAACCATCCCCAATGTTTTGAGGCACAACTCCGATTGTACCATTAACCCCTAAAGCTGCAATTTTAATTGTATTGCTATCTTCTGTAACTATAATGTTAGTTCCAGTGCCAATAATTCTTTTGAATGCTAAATTTTGGCCGGATTTTTCTTTAAATACACTAGCTCCAACTGTTCCTAAGTTCGTTCCGCTTAAGACAATGCTGTTGTTGTTTATAGTGCTGTTTATTGTAACAATTCCAGTACCGCTGGATGGAGAGACGGTTATATTTGTGCCTGCAACTATTTTAGATACATTGGTACCGAGAGTAGTTTCAATTGCATCTACTTTTGTTCCAATTTGACTAAAGTTGCTATTAATAGCGGAAAGCGAATTTCCTATGCATTCGCTGGGGCTAATTTGTGTCAGGCTATTTGAAAGCATAATATGTATTATTTAATCATTACTCTGTTTATTTGAAATAATTTAACAGCGTTTGGGTGTTAGTCCAGAGCTGTTCAGAGAGTCTATTTATAACAGAATTCGTAACAATTTCGTTTTGCCCAATTACTATTTCCTCTTTAGAGTATGTAGGCGGATAGTATGTTTTTCTTTCAGGATGCAACGCGGAATTGTAATGCAAAGAATTGCGAATTAATTCAATATTATCCCATAACCGATGAAATGCTTTTTGATATACCCATGTTTGTATATACTCTTCTTTATGAATTTTAATTTCATCAATGGTCCAATATAGATCTTTCGATATTGGAGACCTACTAGTAATCAATCTCATCCTATCAGCGTATTTTAAAATTTTATCATTGGCACAAATATACAGGGTTCGCTGAGGGTTATGATAAACCCCAGCAAATTGTTCCATCACTATCCCGTTTGAGCATTGGAGCTTGTTTATTAAAGCATCGAAAAACACGCCGGTTCGAAAATATTTGTCTATTCCGTAAAAATGAGAAACGTATACCAGCTCTCTATTGTAATTGCAGGTAATTTTTTTAGGAGAAACTACATTGGACGAGAGATTGTATTCTAACACAAACGTTCCGGTTTTATCTAAAACTACCACCTTAGTTGATAGCAAAACATGAATTTGTTCTTGAGAATCGACGCAACAACTCACAGGAGATTCTGTATCAAAAGAAGAGTGTTTAATTGTCAATACGTGTTTACCTGCTAATGTATACTTTTTGATACACTTATTGCCCGTATCAGTTATATACAAATACTTGTTTTGATCTATTGTAATGTCTTTTGGTCGATTGAATCCGTAACCATTTGTAGCTAAACCAAAACGTCCCCACGAATTAACTAAAGTAAATTTGTTGTTGCTAACTTTATATACGGTTACTTTTGGTATTAAAGAGTCTAGCACATAAAGGTTATTTCCTTCTGAGCACATTCCTTCTATACTAGCAAAAGCAAACAACGAGTCAGCCAGTCCTGCTCTGTGAAGCTTTTTGGGATCGTATTTATTATCAATTAAGTTTAATTCGGTTTTCTTAGCAACGATCAAATAATTGTCCATTTCTACGCATGCTACGTTTAAACAGTCTTTATTGTATCCACAATTCTGTAACGGAAAATAATCAAGATCGATCGTGGAAATATGCCATTTCCCCAAATCACACATCAACGCTGTTGAATCTATGCTACATGGTTCATACTGCCATTTTTTAGCTAAAGAAGAGGTACTTCTAGTATCTCTCCATGTTGTGATTAAAGTTGAGTTAGATCTTTTACGAGAAGACCATTTCCATTCTAAGCAATACTTTTGAAGACAAACTGTATCACTTTCGACATCATCATCGCAGGACTGTTGATTCCAATAAAGAGGAAACCCATTATTGTTGGTGTCAAGTTGGCTTGGTAATTGGTCATTCCATGTCAATTTATCTGTGGTATTTTCAGCATTCACTAAGTCTACCCATCTATAATTTGAAGATCCCAACCAACCATAGAAAAGGCTATTGTTTACATACAAAGTTGTATGATCAAGTATAGTATCTAGCGTCTCATAAAACGCTTGAAATATGCTGTTTATATTTGTTTCTGTTACCCACTCATTTGGTGAAAGAGCTGGAGCGCTCAATTGAGTTGTTTGTAATTTTGAATTAGTGGTATGATAAAAATCAATCACTGCTTTGTCATCATAGCTACTGACAACTTCAATTGCATTTTCAAATACATTGACAACTTTGTCTGTGGTATTTGTTTTAGAATTGTAGAAAAAAGAAGTAGCGGACAACGTTTGTTTTCCTAATTTATTAAAAACTATATCAAACTCATTGTACAAATTATCTCCAGTTAGAGTCGTGGTTAAGCTTCCGTCGCAATCAATTACGACCTTTTCTAATTTTAAAAAATCTTTTGCATACACTTGCAAGCGTTCAAAATAACTCTTTTCTTCTTTTACAGCAAAAAAATTAGGAGAATGTAATTTAATATATGGTTGAGAGTATATTACAGCTGAGCTATTATAAGTCTCAATTTGAGTGCTTAGCTGCCAATCATATGGGAACTTCTGAATCTGTACTTTTTTTATAGCTGATACAGTGTTAGTAACGGTAGTATCGTTTATAGAAGAAATTTTTAAGTAAGGAATATTTTCCGTTGTAGCTGGCGTATAACTTAAAGGAAACCGATATCCATTTATGTTTGGCAAAGGCTTGGTTGTATAAGACCAATTACTTGCTCTAGACATTCCATCGATGTTTGTGTCAATTTGCCAAGCAGTTGAGCTGAGTCCGTAATAAAGAAACGGAGAATTATGTTTATCTACTAATTTAGACTCGAACCATTTGGTAGTGTAATCAAAAGGGAGATCCGCTATATCAGCACTAAACGCTGGAACGTAAGTGTAGTTTTCTACTTGAGGGTAACGTCTAACGTGTATGTGGGATTTAAATTTGTTGTCTGTTCGCTCTGTTCCGTCCGGTGTTGCAGAAGAATCGAAAAAAGAATAGTGAGTCTTCTTGCCTGTTATGTCATCATAATAATATACGGGCCCGTCCAATTTAATATCTTGATTCGTAAGCCTTACGTTTATTGGAATTTTTTTCTCCTGAGTAGGCTCTGATGATATTCTAACAGTAGCAGTATTTGTTGAAGTAATTGTTATAGGCCATTGGGACACGGCTGAACTATCTCCAATAAACCAATTAAGAGTAAACCCAGAAGCCCCTTTTGCTGACAAACAAATGCTTTCCGTATGTCCTTCTCCGTAAAAATATAATCCAGGTCCCTTAGTAAAGTTTTTGGTATTCGGAAAACGTTGTATTCCAGTTTCATCCTCAAAGTAACTACTAGGATACGCAACAAACGTAGTTGAGGGAATTTTATCAAGAAACATCGCAGACATTGTATATGTTTCCGTTTCAGTTGCTCCTTCTTTTGCAGACAATAAAACTTGCACGGTTCGGATTACAGGCCAACGCCTATCAAAAGATAAAGACACTCCGTTATATAAATCAAAATTAGAAAGCGTTTCAGGCCTGTTGTCTACTGTGTATGTTGCAACATAAAGGCTTGGATCAAAAATGTCAAGATCTGAGCTGGACAACTTGACTACTGCTGCGTAAGCGTTAATAGAAGTTGGTCTGTAAAATAATTGGTTATTACTTTGTCTTTCAAAATTTACAAACAGCTCAAGTGACATTTTAATTATTTATGGCAAAAAAACTCAGTCAATCCACTCGATTTTAATTAAATCAGTATAAGCGGGCTTAGAATCTTTGATTAAATCCAACAGTTCTTCCTCAACAATGGCGCGAGTTGTCGGATCAGTTATTCCTGTTCCTGTAAGTTTCAATTTAAAAAATTGAGATTTGGATCCAGGAAGCTTGTGTTTAAATATTCTTTCGATTTGTTCTACATATTGAGTTGAAGGAATAGGCAACGGCCAGATTAAATCTTGAGATACTGTACTAGCTTCATCAAAAGTAACAATGTGGTCCGAATTCATTGCGTAGTCAAAAATACGTATGTCGCCAATTTTGCCATTGAATATGTTGGACACACATTTTACTTCAGAATTAAGTCCAAAAATGCCACCAGTAGGAGAACCTATAAAAAACGAAGGCTGCGTTTCAAAGTTCAATCTTTCCTGACCGTTTAATTTAAGCTCAATTAATTTAATACTATTGCAATATACAGAAGCTACTTTGTTGTTAAAAGTAAGAACGAAATGTTTCCAACTATCCTTTTCCCAATTTTGCATAGAAGCGAACTGTTTAATTGGACAATTGAAGATCAAATTTGATTTTGATGTATCTTGAGTAGATATTTTTAAGCACAGTTGAGGAGCATTTGAATAAGGAGGTAGCTTACTAAAAATTCGCTGCCTCTCGTACCCTGTAAAATCTCCTTGAGATAAAAACTCAACTTGTTCTGGGGATTGAGAAAGCCTTTGCAACAAAAATGCATCAAACGTTGTAGCTAGATCTAATGTTTTAACTAATTTACCAGACAGATTGTAATAATAGAGCACTTTTTCGTCTGTATAAAATACAACCATATTCCATTCACTAATATTCGTTTTTCTGGTATACCGTTTAACAAAACTAATGTTTTTTCTTCTTGTAGTTCCTTCTTGGATGACAGGACTTCCAACGTCAAGTTTGTCTACTATAGAAGACAATGAAGGATTTAATACAGAAATTTTGTTTAATCCGTGAGTTATCCAAATATTATTATCAGGGCCAATTGAAAAATTAGTAGCTATATCGTCAAACGCATAAAACAATTCATTGTTTAAATACAAATTTCCGTCATTCGAAGAAATGGACCATTTGTCTTGTTCTAAGAATTTTACATCATATACTTGTTCAGCTACATCTAATACTGCTGTTCCTAAAGTCGTACTGTACCGAAAAGATACTTTTGTGTAATCGTCACCAGAAATGCTAAGTGAACGTTTGTGATTAAAGTTTGTATCAAACGTGTGTATAGCTCCGTTTGTAACGACGTGAAAATCATCATCAAAGCCACAAAGCAATTGTTTTGGAGTCTCTCCACTTAACGGAAACACAAACAGTGTGGTTGGATCGTCTACGTTCTTTGTGGTTTTTATTACATTACCTGCGTGATCTAATTTGTAAATAACTCCAGTACTGTCTTTATTGCATACAACAACGTGATTGTTTGAGTCAATTCCATAACAAACTGGATTAACAGGCATAGCTTGTGTTTGTACTGACTTATCTAAATAGGATGATCCTTTTTCGTTAATGAATATCACATGGCCGTAGTTTGTTTCAGGAATAGCAATAAATGGAAACGTTTCAAGAGTATCAATAAAAAGACCGACTCCTCCACCTCTCGTAGATAAGTTTCCAATCAACTGTGTAGATGGAGAAGATTGCCAATTTTTAGAGTATGCCCAAAACGACCAAGTAAATTCGTTTTCAAACAAATAGTTGGAATTGTATTCAACTTTAGCGTTTATGTTAAGGTCGTTATCAAATCTCAACGTAGGATTGAAAATTCTAATGCCGTCTTCAATCTTTGTTCCATATACAGCAGACAAATTTGAAGTATCGGTTTGCACGTTCACTGTTAAATTGTTAGGTGACCGATCTATTGATTCGCTGCCCCAATTTAACAAATGCATCTTTAATCGTTTGCTGTTCGTTCCTTCAAATGTTTTCAGAAGTTCAGCTGCCGTCCTTTCTCCTTGATGAAAATATTTGTACAACACGCCTGGTTCGAAAACCATGGTTGAAACAACATCCTTAAACACAGGATTCTTTTTTACATAATCTGGTCTATCAAATAGTTGATTTATAGCTGTATTATAGTCAAATTTGCCTGGTTGATAATAGCGATCCATCCATTGCATTTCGCCAGTTTCTATGTTTCCATACAACCAACTACAAAACCACATGCCATCAGCCACAGAAGGGTTTCCATGAGGTGTTACGTCTCCGTATCCCTTTTGGCTTTTAAAAATTCTATCAGAAGCTGCAGGAAATCCTCCTCCAACTGCTCCATTTGAAATTAAATCGGTGTCGATTAATCTTAAATGCTCAGTATATGCTGGTATATGAAAATATGTTTCTTTGTCTTTGTACAAAATGATTTCATTTTCATCTCCTTTGTATCCCAGAAAAATTCCCTCTGATCCATCTTCTCTGTTCTTATTAACGTATAGTTTATTATATGAACGTTGATTCATTATAGTAGTGTGTTGAAAACTCCTGTTGTTGAAAAATTTGTTTTGAGAAGTGAAATGTTTACTCCAACTTCTGAACTTTCAGCTAATTGTACAGAAGGACAACTAACAAGCAAGTTTGTATTAGTAGGTATTTGTCTTTTTATATTGACGGTTTTTTGATTGTCTGTTTCTGATACTTCGTTGAAATATCGAATTTCCTTTGCAGTAGAATCAAACCCATAATATAACGAAGAAGAAGAAATAAATGTAGGCAACATATAATAATTGTTAATTTTCGTTTGATTAAGTTCTACTCCAACAAACCTAAGAACTCTGTCGCTTCCGCACGACAAATACCTCATTCCTTCTTTTGTTTGAGTTTTAATTGTCATTAATTTATTTCGATACTCGATAAAAAAACGTTGTCGCGAGGCGTTTTCGTCCAACAAAGGCTCTTCAGAAGATACTAAGGCATATGGATACTCTTCTTCAACCTGTACGTACTTGTTGTTTATTTTCAAATTACAACCTCCAGTGTCTAAATGTAATAAGTGAAATACAGCAACCTCTCCTTTTCCTCCCATGTAAAACTTATCATTTGCTGTTTTTATAATACGCTCTCTTTCTTCTAAAAAAGAACTATTTTGTAGCGTTAGTTGAAAAGATCCTGAAATTACATCAATTCCAATAGTGGTTGGTTTGTTTTCAAATATTGACTTAACGTCTTTTATATTAGTTAACGACAGCATGTTATGCTTGCTGATAGCTATGTCTTCGTTATCATCAAGCAATTCGTGTGTTCTAAATCTTAAATTGCTGCTGTTGCTGTGTAATTTGGATTGAAGCGATTCTGCTGAATTAAACGAATACGTTAGTTTAATAGGAGCTAGTGCACTAAGAGACAAAGTATCAACAGCAAAAGACATAACGTTATTTATTTCTATTCCAGAATACAAAGGAGCTTTCAACGGCTCCTGTATAGGCTACACCTTTTTCCGACAAGTAGTTTTGAATTAGTCGAAACTTGGAATTGTCGTGGGACTGGTATGTTAATGGACCAACTATTGCGGAAGCACAATCAATTGTGCCAGTAGAACTCGCAAACGCTGTCAAAGAAGGATAAAAGCAATTGCCTGTTTCAGGAGTTCTCGTATAGGTATACTCTAAGTCAAAATTTCTAGGATCTAAAAAGTCTGAGTCAAAATAGTTTTGATGAACGAAATTAATGACCGTGTCATACGTTTGATTTGGATTGGCTCGTGTTTTTTCAATTACAGGAGTTCCGTCTCCTAAATCCCATAAAATTTTCTCAATCGGAAAACTTCCACAACGTATATATCTTGGGGTCAACGTTACTTTGTATGGAGATGTTCTCTCGTTTAAAGCTTTACTATGAACAACATTTAAAAAAGCAGTAGGAGGTATTTCTTTTACTTCTAAAAATGATGTTAGTACGTGTACGTAGGTAGTTGAAGAAAGAGTAGGAACTAATTCCAAGCATTCAGTCTTATCATTTGCGCATTTGTATTCTTTAATTTGTTTCCATGTGCGTGGAAATAAAGAATTTGGTTTCGTTTGCACCCAGTTAGTGTTTTGAGTATACAGCTCAAACGGATCTGGTTTGGTTTTTATTTTTTTCCATTGCCATGAAACAGGTCCTTGTCGAATTTCAATAGCAGGTCCAGAAGCTTGTTCCCAAGTAACCTGTTTTGAACCTTGAAACACACAATCGTCCCATGTTAGAAATTCATTTCTGGGTTCATAAGAGCCTACAAACTCTGTTCTTGGATCGTAATCGTCTCTTAAAAAATTGTACCACATCCATGAAAACGGAAGTCTTTCTGTTTTTGTTTCTTCTTTTTCGATGTATGTATCATAAGGATTATAACTTCCCTCTGAACATCTTGAAATATCCGTTGAAACATACTGAGATCGTTTGTACATTAACGTATATGTTCCAGGCATCAAATAGTTGTGACAAAATATTTGATTTCCGCTAAGCAAAGACGTTTGACTGTTTGTCTCAGAATTGTAATAATCTCCGTAGTCTGTTGTTGTTATAAACGCAATTGCTGCTCCACTTAAATTGTCTACATAAGAACTTAATAAAACACTGACAAATGGAGCATATCCTGTGTATTTGTTTCCTGATAATACACTTTGAACTAGCGTACGCTCATTGGGGACTTGTTTGTCCCAACTATAATCAGAAGGTACGGTGTTGACAGTGAGATTTTCGAAAGTTATATCCATGGACATGGGTAGCGTTCTTATTATTTATTAACAAAACCTGAAAACCAAACACTAAACATTGGAGACAAAAAAAGAGAGGCCCTTCTTAGAGCCTCTCTTAATGGTTTGAATTTAAGTTATTCTACTTTAACATCAATATCAATTGTTTCTGGCTTTACAGCCGGAATAATGATTTTAAGTAGACCGTCTTTATAAGAAGAGCTAATCTTTTTGGAATTAACCTTTTCATCGAGATTAAAGGTCATGCTTCCCTTTCTTTGACTGATGCCCTTTTTAAGGTAAGTTACAGTCTCTGATACCTCTTCTTTATCTTTGTTAATATCAATGTGAAGTTTGCCGTCTCTTACTTTGACGTCGATACTATCTTTGCCGACGCCAGCAAGAGCTACTTCAACTTCATATTGAAGGATTTCATCTTTAGTGTTTCTTACTTGAAGAACATTATAAGGATAAACTGCATTTGGAACATCAAATGCTTTATCAACTTCTCCAAAGATGTTGTTGAGCCAGTTATCATTAAACAGAGCAGGTAACTGACGATAAACCCGCTCAGTGGACGAAAAATGTCCAGGGACGTATGTTGCTAATGTTGTCATATTATTATTTCTAATCAATATTGTTTTGTGCTAGCCACGTAATTGTGCACTAGGACAAATTTATTTATCTAACATAATGGATATTTTTCAACATAAAAAATCCCTCCAGGTTGGTAGCCCAGAGGGATTTAGGGTTCGACTCACTTACAAACCGTTGTTTTCGACAAATTTATATAATTCCTCAGCTCTTTTATTAATATCAGCAGGCTTTGGAAAGAGTTCTTCAATTAAATTCGAGTCAGTAACTTTTCCGTTATTATCTCTAATTGTATTGAGCTTTTCCAAATATTTCATCTGAGCATCAGAGTGAGCCATTTGGAGAACGTCCAAACGGATTTCATAAGCATTTTTGTTGGGCATAGTTGTGTGTGTCCTTTCTAAAACAATGTGTGCATTGTTGTGTTATTAATTAGAAGATAATAAATCGTTTTCAACAACAAAAGATAAATAATACCATGGCTCAATTCAATCGCAATATTTGTAAGTCTTTTTTCTTAACAGGAAATTTAGTGAAAGCTAAACTTGAAAGTCAGGAGTGTTCTGAAGTTATCATTAGAGCAAAACACACAGCCACTATTTTTGATTTTCAAAATCCTTCTGTTGGGTTTGAGGTGCCTGCAGGAACGGAGTTTACTTTTCGTGGATTAACAAATTCTGATCAATTGAGTGCTACAATTAACGGGGATATGTTTTATCGTACTCAGTTCTTTGGTTCTATTCCAGGAATATAATTACGCTTCACAAGACTTGCAATTCATCAACGTTCGAGCTAGCTTTTGAGCAGGGTTCGAACTACGTTGGTAATAAAAAGTTTTAATTCCTTGTTCCCAACCAAAAATTAAAAGCTCATTGACTTCTTTTGGTTTAGCGTCATGCGGAACCATGACATTAAGACTCTGTGATTGATCAATGTACTTTTGACGCTGTGCTGCTTGAATGACGATTTCTTTCTGAGAAATTTCAGCAAACGTTTTAAATACGTCTTTTTCTTCTTCGGAAAGAAAATTAAGATGCTGTACAGATCCTCCGTGCTCAAGAACCGACTTCCATGTTTCTTCTTCATCTTTATCTTTATCTTTGAGGAGCTGTTTAAGATAAGGGTTCTTGTATGTAAATTTGCCTTTTGCAAGATCTTTAACGTAGTAATTTGAATTAAGAGGCTCAATCGATTGGGATACTTGGCCAAGGATAAAACTAGACGAAGTTGTAGGAGCTACAGCGAGCGTGGTTACGTTTCTTCTTTCTTCTTTCGAATCCTTATAGATTGGAGCTTTGCCAAATAGTTTAGCTAATTCTGTTGTTGCAGCATCTGCTCTATGTCTAATTGTCTTCCATATATCAGCATTTAATAGCTTCGCATCAAATGACTCAAAAGCAATCATCTTGGATTGGAGAAGTGAATGCCATCCGAGAACTCCTACTCCGAGAGCTCGTTGGTTTATCGCAAACTTTCTCGGAGCCTCCATGAATTGCATTCCCTCGGTCTTGATAATAAACTCGCTCATTACAGCATCAAGAAAGTAGACTAATGTCTCTACAGCATCAGTATCTTTAATAGCATCCCATCGTTCGAGATTCAGCGACGAAAGGTCACACACAAATGACTCTTCTTCATCATTAGACAATGCAATCTCGCTACAAAGATTCGAATTGTGAATTTTCATTCCTTTGTCTTTGTAAATTTGAGGAGCATTGTTATTGACTGTATCAGAAAACAATACATATGGATAGCCCGTCTCAAAACGTTTTTGAATAACCTTGGACCAAATTTTACGTTTTGATTTGTCTCCATCCACCATTTCTTTCATCCATTGGTCAGAAACACATACAGCAAAAGACATTTCTTGAATGTCGTGTCCGTCAGAGCGGATTTGCAAAAATTCTTCGATATCTTTATGATCAATTGGCAGGTAAGCTGCAAAAGAGCCTCGACGGACGTTTCCCTGAGAAACCACATTCATCAGTTTGTTATACAGTTCCATGAAATGAACGGAACCGGTTGACTCTCCTCCACAAGAGATTGGAGTGCCTCTTCCACGAATGTCTCCAAAATATGCAGAAGTGCCACCTCCGTGTTTTGTCATGATACCTACTTCTGCAACTTTATGCAGAATAGATTCCATGGTATCGGAAATATACGAACCAAAACAAGAAATGGGAAGACCACGCTTTCTTCCGAAATTAGACCAAATTGGAGAAGAAAGAGAATAGAACCCCAAAGCCATATAATCTGTAAACTTTTTAGCAAACCCTGGAAGCTTAAGATAATTTTCAGCAGTCTGTGCTATATCTTCAATTCGCTGTTCCGCTGTTTCTTCCTCTAATAAATATCCACGCTCTAGAAATTTGCGTGAATCTTTATTGAGCCAGTAATAATTGTCTTTTGTCATATTAATAAGATTTTCTAAAAAAACACAAAGCCACTTCTGTGTCTTCTGTTACGAGAGCAGCTTCATCGAATTCCCCTTCCCATTTTTTTTCTTCCTTACTAAGATTGGGACTTATTTGCACGAAGCGAATTTTTTCAAGCTCGTCATAGCCGGTTTCATATCCTTGTACTACAACGCGCATGTGATGGTCTTCTACTGAAAGACGGTCGATTAACTCTTTAACTGTCATAGATTAAAAAAGGTCTTCTTCGTCAAACGATTGTGATTTTTTTGAGTAATCAACTGGTCGACTATGAAAAAAGTCAGTTTGGTTGTTTCCGAGTAGTTCTTCATCAAACCATACTGTAGCCTTTAATAATTCTTTATCAACATCAAAAACTGGTTTAAATTTAATTTGTTTGAGCGATTCATTAATTCTGTTTTTAATAAACTCTTTAAGAATCTGTGCTGTTAATCCGTCTTGTTGAATGCCATTAACCATCCAGTCAACAATTTTAGCTTCTGCTTCGTAAGCTTCTTTTGCTTCATGATGAATTTTTTCTTCTAATTCTTCATCAAACAGCTCTGGATATTCTTCTCTAACAGTGTTGATAATCTTCATGCCAATTAACGCATGAAGGTTTTCTTCGTTTCTTGTGTATTTAACTTGTTGGTCAGTGTCTTTAAGAACATTCTTAAATCGAGCAAACCAGTTGATAACATAAAATTGTGAAAACAATGAGACGTTTTCGACAAACAAAGTGAACAAAATGATCGCATATAGGTATTGTTTTTTTGAATCTTTATAATACTTGTGGTTGTATTTTTGTAGGTAATTTACTCTACCTTGGATCCACTCTAGTTTAAGATTCTCTTCAAAGACTTCCTCGAGTCCAAGCACTTCGAGTAATCTTTCGTATGCATTGTTGTGGATAACTTCTGTATTAGCCATGACGTATCCTAAGTCGGCTAGTGATGGGTGTTTGAGATTGTTTCCTAATTGGGCCCAAAATTTCTTAACTGCAATCTCAATTTGACCAATAGCTGAAAGAGTGCGCACAATGATTTCTCTTTCTTGGTCTGTCAGATTAACTTTAAATTGCTGTACGTCTGATTTAAAGTTAAATTCTCTATCCGTCCAAAACCCCGAATGAATAGCATGAGAAAATTCCTGAGCCCACGGATAATAGTCTGGTTTTCTAGCAATTTGTTCGTCGAATATTTTTGGTCGAGTTAAGGTTTTCATAAATTTGTTTTGTTTAGTGGAGACGGTTCTTTCCACCACCAGTTTCCTATCTTATCATCAAAAGACAAGGATAGAGACATACATTTTTGATAAAGTTCAAATGCGCTGTTGAAATTAAATCTGCACACAACATCTCCTGTGTAATAAAAAAAGACAACTAAGCATTTGTAATACAGAGTCTTCATTATTTTTGAGTATAGTTCACGCCCAGAGAATTCATAGAGGAAATTTTATTTTTAGCGTTTTGGTTTAAAATTTCCGCCACCAGGTTGGGTGTCATCCCACTTGTTTGCTCCTGGCAGTTGAACGTTTTTGTTGGTCAAATTAATATTTGACTCAGTGTTGTCGGTCTCAGCTTTAACTTCTTCTGGACCGTGAATTTTGTTTTTGCGACGGAAGCTGTCTGGGATAGGTCCTCTTTCGTTTCCGTCATCAATTACGTCCACAGCTTCAAACGGGACAGTCATTGGATTGCGGAAAAGTCCTGGAGCATATTCAATATAGATATCTAAGAATACCCCGTCCGGAGCAGCATTGCCTGCTTGAAAATTAGTAGCAGATGTAGGATAAATCGATTTAACGGCTCCCACTCTCAAATTTAAATCAAAGCTTGGCTCCATGCAAGCTTTGATAATCTCTTGATAAGATCGTGCTCTTGAAGCAATGTAGTCTAGTTTTAATGCATCCTTTTTAAAACGAACGCGATCGCCGACTATGATTCCGCCTTGCTGAAATCTTTCAAGCTCTTTTTCAAACAATGTATCAAAGTTACTCATTAAATCTTATTTATCAAAATCCAAAACAATTTCTAAAAAATATTTTATTTCTACCTATAAATAGCATATACACTATATATGGGCCGTTTTCAAATCAATTACAAATTAAGAAAGCGAGTCACGCGTTTGCAACGAGCTGGTGGAGCAGGAGTCTCTTCATCAGCTTCTCAAAGAAGACCTGGCCCTGACTTTTCGAAATTCCCAACGCCTGTGCCAGGCCCCACTCCGACCCCTCTGCCTTTTGGAACTAGATGGGACGACTCTCGAGCGTGGTACGATGAGCTGACATGGAATGAATCTCAATTTCAAGGAACTTGGTCAGATTATTCAAGCTACTGGCGAGATTTTTTAATTTGGTCAGAAACGTAAAGTCAAATAAATATAAAATATGTCAATGCGAATTTTAAATAACGGAGAACAGCTCTATGATATTAGAACCAAGATAAATGAAAATTTTTCTGAGGTAAGTTCTTTATACACAATCGTTCAATCATTAACGTCATTTTGTGCTGAACGAGGATGGAGAGCTCCGTGGATTGTTACTCCTACTCCTACAGCTATACTTCCAACACCAACAGCAACTCCAATAGTTGGTCCAACGCCGACTCCTGTAGCTCCGACGTCTACTCCTATAGTTCCAACTTTAACTCCGACTCCTCCTTCTATTGAGTATTCAAGCTATTTTACTGCAACATTAGCTGACGGAGAACCGGTTGATCAGAGCTATCTAGATCTTACATACGCCGGATTAATTTCTGGAGATAAATTTTATTATGAGCCAGCAAACATGGTTACTCTCACCGGAGCTCCTGTGTTAAGACAATTAATAATACACGTTGATACTGAACCAAGAGCTGTTGTTCAATTTGATAACGGCAGAATCGGCTTAACGTACGGGTATGTTACAAACATATACCCAGACACAGACTTAGAATTTGAAGGTTTCTTGTTTAACGGCGACGTTTATTATGAAACCGGAACATATGAGGCCGTTTCTGCTATCGAAGTGTAGTAAGTAGTGAAACAACAAATAAAAATTTAAAACCAATTTGATAAATAATAATACAACCTATGAGACAAATCAATATAACAGGCGACTCCAAAACAGGAAAACTTAACTTTTTAAAGAACAATGGTACTGTTGCGGTTGACATTAAACAATTTAACCAGTACCTTATTGAGGTCCAAACAATTAATTCTTCTGGAACAGGAATTACTGCTTACAGACCCGGTCCAATTAATACGTTTTCCACATTTAAGCCAAATGAAAGTTATATTGCTTTAGCTAAAGGAAGCTTTACCATCACTCTTCCGGGCGCTGCTGCTACATTAGCTGAATCAACTGCAGCTAATGTAACCATTAAGGGCAATTCTACAGCACAAAGAGGTAAGCCAACTATTTTCATTTATCCTTTTGCTCGTTCTCAGCCAATTAATGCCCATAACGCAAAAATTAATTTAGTTTATTCTCCAAACAATTCAAATTCGTTTTTACGTTCTTATCGTCCTTATAATGCAGGTAACGGATTTGATACGTTTGAGCCAGGCAAAGGTTATATTATTTACGCTACTCAAGATATTGTAATTGCAAATCCAGACGTAGTTCAGCCGATTGCTCCTCCTGTTGCTACTCTTCCTCCTACACAAACACCGTTTCCGGCATCGACGCCACGTCCTCCATCGACTCCATTTCCAACAAATACACCTAGACCATCAGACACTCCGGCTCCGAACCCAACCATGGTTCCGACAAATACCCCTGTTCCAACAAATCCACCACGCCCAACTCCTACACCAATTCCTCCAAACCCAACATCCACTCCATTACCACCAAAGCCGACATCAACGCCAATTCCTAACAATCCAATTCCACCAATTGATTTTGATGTTACTGGACCTGTTTCTGTAACAGAAGGAGACTTAGTCACTTTGACGGTATCCAGAAAAGGCGGAACTGATGTTGGAACGTCTTTATCTCGTCCTTGGAATTTAACTGGTCCTGGATTAGGTCTTGCTGACTTTACTTTAGTTAATGGGACAGCACCAGCTTCTCTTAATGGCAATGTTTCATTAAATCGTATCTCTACTTCTCCGCTTGTTTATAGCGGCACTGTTTCATTTAAGTTTGGTAAAAACAAAATCAAGACACTTAACGGTTCTGAGCTTGTTACATTTTCTCTTGATACAGGAACATCAGAAGTGATCAACCACAATGTTAAAGTGTTTGACAAACCTGAACCTGTCTATTATTCACTCGACGGCCGCAATGATACAATTGAAGCTGTTATGTTAACACAAACGCTCAAGAAGATCAATACGAATACCAGAGTAGCTCATATAGATATTCCTTGGTCAATTTCAGGTCCTGGAATCAATCTTTCTGATTTCAGAGAAATCAACGATGTCAAACCAGCGGGCTTAAGTGGAATTGTTCGGTTAGTTCCTATAGATACCACAGTTAATTCTAACGGAGGTTATAACTATTCAGCAAGATTTACCATCGACTTCAGCAAAAACAAAGATAAGAGAAATGGAGGCAAAGAAACAATTACTCTTACTTTCACTCCTTCTGATGCTCCTGTGGTAAGCAAACAAATTGATATCTTTGATAATCCTCCTCCTGTTCAGTACATAATTGATGGTCCCGCTTCTGCTGGAGAAGGAGAAACAGTAACGTTTACGATCGATCGCGTAGGCGGCGGACAAATTTCTAGTAACAGAAACGCTAACTGGACAGTATCAGGTAATGGCATTAATTTAGCAGACTTCAACAGAATCAACGGCACAGTGCCTGCTAAGTTGAGCGGCGTATTAAATCTTGCAGCAAAACCTGGTGTATTCAACTCCGTTGGTGGAAGAGAATATCGGGACATCTGGACATTTCAGTTTGCTAAAAACAAAGACAAGAAAAAAGGTGGTTACGAAGACTTTAAATTCACAGTTGATGACGCTGAATCCAAAACTGCATCTAAAACAATCAGAATTTATGACAAGGCTCCTCCAGAGCCGCCACCACCACCAGCAGCAGATTATGTAATCTCTGGCACAGCTTCTGTAACAGAGGGAGATCTCGTTACAATAACAGTAACAGGCAGAAACTTGCCAGCAGGAGTTCAAAGAATTCCTTATACGTTATCGAACGTTGGAATTGCAGATTTTGATCCAGCTACCCCTCTTCAAGGAGAACTATTCTTCCCTGGTACAGGTCTTTACAGAACAGAGTCTGTTACGTGGACTGCTCGCATGAAGAGAAGAACTCCAGGACAACTTGCAGAAAGAGTACAATGGGCCCGTCCAGGTCTCGGTTGGTTTGGATTTAAGTTTAATGCAGCAGGAAGAAGCTTTGATGTGGCAGTGACGGCACTTCCGTTCCCACCTCTTCCAACAGCTGTTCCGATTCCTCCTCCGGTTAATCCAAGAATTGTTGCATTAACTCCAGCAGCTCCAGCACGGCCTTGCGTTGGAACTAAAGGCCAATGCACAAACGGCACAATGACCGTTTCTTACACACTTGGATCGGTTGCAGGAGCTCTCCAAACATCTTCAACAGTATATGTTAATGGATCACCATTTACATCTAAAAATGATTCTGGTGGAGATACTAACACTGTTCGTACTCTTACGTTAACTGGATTAACTGAGAAGAGAAATTATAGCGTTAAGATAGTCAATGGAGCAAAGCAAGTGACTGGCGAACCAAGCGCTCAAATTCCTCAATACGTTTAATATACAGGAATAAAAAAATAAAAAAAAGGCCACTCAAAAGGTGGCCTTTTTTTTCGCTCTAAATAATTAAAATTTAGAAATGAAACCATACAGCGACCAATATTATGTCGGCTATTGTTCTAAAAACAACGAACAGTATATTAAAA